GGTGTTGATTTTACATTTGTTTCATCATCAGTTGGTTTAGAAAATACTGCAAATCAAGTTTTTCTTCAATTTGGAACATCGGGTAACGCAGCAGCTAATTTACAAGAATCAGCTTTAAATTTAGCAAACGCTATTACTGCTAGTAGTTTAAACATCACAGCTTCTGCTATTGGTAGTGCTAAAATAGCTATAAGTGCATCATCGGCTGGAAATCAAACATTTACTGTTACAACAGGATCAGCTGGAACTACGACATCTAAAACACCAAGTTTCTTTAGTCAAATTGATTCTTCAGATTTAAGTACAGTTGTAGCTTTTGATGGTGTAGCGGGTGGAACTGTAGCTGCAGGTT